TATACACATTTTGATCTCATTGTAACAGGTTTTGATGAGGTTACTCCAGAAGCTGTTGCTGAAGCAAAACAAAACAGAGCAACAAGACTACAAAAACTAGCTCATCAGGTAGAAGTTGCCCGTTGGGAAAAAGGATTAACAGGCAAAAAGACTAAGCCAAGAGCGGCTGATTTTGCAGTAGATGTTGAAACTATTAAAGATGACGACATTGTAGTAAGGGTAATGACATTTGAACATGTACCAGAAGAGAACAGAAAAAATAAACCAAAGACTGAAGCAGACTTACATGCTAAATGTAACTTTCCTCCTTTTAAACACTATGCAGTAATTAAAGGTGAGTGGACAGAAGTAGCTCGTAGTCATTGGGAAGGTGGCAAAGATAATGGACATTTTAATGTTCATCACGGACAAACAAACGATATGTTAGCAAAGATGTATATTAAACTATGCGAGCGTTATAGCATGCGTGGTAACTGGAGAGGTTACACATATGTAGACGAAATGCGTGGACAAGCATTATTGCAACTAGCACAAATTGGATTGCAATTTAATGAACTTAAATCACAAAATCCATTTGCATATTACACTGCGGCAATTAATAATAGTTTTACTAGAGTATTGAACTTAGAAAAGCGTAGTCAAAATATTAGAGATGACTTACTAGAAGAAGAAGGATTAAACCCAAGTAGCACTAGAACATTTAATGCTGAATGGGAAGCTCATATTAAAAATGAAGCAAAGAAAAAAGAAATGAATCCTACAGTTAAAGTAACAAACTATAAAGTACCAGAAGTAGACAACGAAGAAACTGGAGAATAAATGTTTTTTGATAAAGCAGTAATTTTTACTGATATTCACTTTGGCATGAAGAATAACAGTAGACATCACAATCAAGATTGTGAAGATTTTATTACATGGATGATCGACGAAGCACACAAACGAGGCATTAAAAAATGTTTCTTTTTAGGCGACTGGCATCACAACCGTGCAAGCATTAATGTTAGTACACTCAATTACACAACTAGTAATTTGCGTAAACTCAGTGAATCATTTGAAGAAGTTATTATGATTACAGGCAATCACGATTTATATTATCGTGAGAAGCGTGAGATACATAGCTTATCAATGATCGAAGAATTTAAAAACATTAGAATGATAAACAATGAAATGTTTATTGAAGATGGTGTTGCGTTTATTCCTTGGTTATGTGATGACGAGTGGAAGAAACTAAAAGAGATTGATTGTAAATTTATGTTTGGGCATTTTGAATTGCCTAGTTTTTACATGAATGCACTTGTACAAATGCCAGACCACGGCGGACTCAAAGCAGAAGATTTATCAAGACCTGAGAAAGTTTTTAGTGGACACTTCCATAAAAGACAAGAGCGTGGTAATGTAATTTACCCAGGTAACTGCTTCCCACACAACTATGCTGATGCATGGGATGATGATAGAGGATGTATGTTCTTAGATTGGGATGGCACAATTGATTATCAAGAATGGCCAGATGCACCAAAGTATCGTACACTAACATTAAGTAAACTAATTGATAACCCAGACAAGTTCTTGGGATCTAAAACACATGCTCGTGTTAGTTTAGATGTAGGCATTACATATGAAGAAGCAAACTTTATTAAAGAAACATTTGCTAAACAATATGACTTGCGTGAGATTACTCTTATGCCAAGTAAAAAAGAAGAACACACACAAGACTGGAATAAAGGTGTAGACATTCAAGTAGAGAATGTAGATACTATTGTATTGTCGCAACTTGAATCAGTACAAAGCGACACTATTAAGAAACAAATACTAGTAGACATTTATACAGGACTAACAACTTAAACATGCTAATAATTAAAAATATCACTGTAAAGAATTTTATGAGTGTGGGCAATGTCACACAGGCAGTTCACTTTGACAACGCAGGCTTAACACTTGTGTTGGGTAACAACTTAGACTTGGGCGGCGATGGCTCTCGTAATGGTACAGGTAAAACTACTATTGTTAACGCACTTAGTTATGCACTATATGGTGCTGCACTTTATAATATTAAAAAAGATAACTTAGTTAACAAAACCAATAATAAAAACATGATGGTTACTTGTGACTTTGAAATGAACGGACAGGCGTATAGAATTGAACGTGGTCGTAAGCCTAATGTATTTAAATATCTAATCAATGACATAGATAACAACGAAGGCATTACAGATGAGATGCAAGGTGAAGGTAGACAGAGTCAAGCAGTAATTGAACAACTACTAGGTATGAGTCATACAATGTTTAAGCATATTGTTGCACTAAACACTTACACTGATCCATTCCTAAGTATGCGAGCAAACGATCAGCGTGAAATGATTGAACAGTTGCTAGGTATTACTAAACTTAGTGAGAAAGCAGACATACTAAAAGACCTTCTTAAAGGCACTAAAGATAGAATTACAGAAGAAACATTTAGAATCAAAGGCATAGAAGATGCTAATGATCGCATTGGCAGTAGTATTAAAGATTTAGAGCGTAGACAAAAAACATGGGCTACACAACTACAAGAACGCATACAAGAAAACACTAGCGAACTGGCTGCATTAGAACACATTGACATTGATGCTGAAATAAAAGCACACGAAGAATTTACAAAATTTAATGAAAAAAAGAATCAAATAGATACATTAACTGCCGAGATTGCTAGACTAACAAGTAGTGTTGAGCGTGAGACTAAGCGTTTAACTAAAGCACAAACTGATCTAGATTCAACATTAGAACACAAATGTTATGCGTGTGGACAAGAAATACACGACGAACAACATGATAAAATTGTTGTACAAAAAACAGAACTTGTAGACGAAAGTCAAAATCACTTAGACGAAGATAATCGATTAATTACAGAATACAATACTGCAATTGCAGACTTAGGAGAGCTAGGTGTTGCACCACGCACAGAGTATAACACACTACAAGAAGCATACAAACATCAAAGCAAAATAGATAAGTTACAAACTGCATTAAATAATGCTAAAGAAGAAACAAATCCATATATAGAACAAATTGACAGTCTAACAGAAACTGGCCTACAAGAAGTAAATTGGGCAGAGGTAAATAGACTTGAGGAACTAAGAGAGCATCAAGACTTTTTATTAAAACTATTAACTAACAAAGATAGTTTTATTCGTAAAAAGATTATTGAACAGAACTTGCAGTTCTTAAACACACGATTAGAATATTATATTACACGATTAGGTTTGCCACATGAAGTACAATTCCAAAGTGACCTAACTGTAACTATTACACAACTTGGACAAGACTTAGATTTTGATAACTTGTCAAGGGGTGAGCGTAACAGATTAATACTTGGACTAAGTTGGAGTTTCCGTGATGTCTTTGAAAGTATGAATCACCCTATTAACTTTGTTTGTATAGACGAACTAGTTGACAGTGGCATGGATACAATTGGTGTAGAAAGTGCATTAGGTGTATTGAAGAAGATGGAACGTGATAGAGAAAAGAATATTCTACTTATTTCACATAGAGATGAGCTAGTTGGTCGTGTACAAAGTGTATTGCAGGTTACTAAAGAAAATGGCTTCACTACATTTAATACAGAGATAGAGGTGATAGATGCTTAATTTTATGAACTATGGAATTACTAGACTTGGCAATTCCGAAAAGGCAATCATAGTAAAACCCAATTGGTATAGTGAGATGCAACTAGGTATTAAGAAAATGATGAAACACAAAGGCATTTCTGGTGTACCTAATTTTTTAACAGATGATGAAAGACAACAATTAAAAGATATTCAAACGCACATTAAAGAAGAGTACGAAATAGAGGTTGGAAACTTACTAGCCCCTACTGTATTTTGTTTATCATATCTTATTTGGCTTAGAACACTAGAGCGTACACACGAAGAAGATCATCTTAAAGAATTTACTTTAAATACAATTATTGATGCAGGTAAAAATTTTACACTAGATAATTACAACGAAACAGAAGAAACATTAAAAAAAGTACACGAATTAATTTATGTTGATTACGAAGATTTATTTATTGATTGTAATACACAATTAGATATTACTAAAGAAGAAATAAAAAAATATACAACAGATCATTTAGAGATTTCTAAAAAAATTGCTCGCATGGCAGGTGACTACGATATGATAGACGAACTAGATAATTATTCAGTTCGAGTACATCGTGGATAAACATCAACGAGAATTTAATTTGGAAAACGGAATAACAAATCCAGAGTATGTACTATTGCATGCTCCTGAAACAATAAACGAATCATCATTAGGTGTAGACACAATAGAATTGATTAGAAAAATAATAAATGAGTGGATCAAAGAGTAGCGACAAATGTCCGTGGACTTACAATAGTGTTGTAGTTGACGAACTTCCTGCTGACTGTGAAGGATTTGTTTATTTAATTACAAACCTTACTAACAATCGCAAGTATGTTGGTAAGAAACTAGCAAGATTTAAAACAACAAAGCCGCCTCTTAAAGGTAAGAAAAACAAAAGGCGTGGCACGAAAGAAAGTGACTGGAGAGACTATTGGGGCTCATCAGATCATTTAAATGCAGATGTATTAACAATTGGTTCTGAAAACTTTACTAGAGAAATATTACATTATTGTCCTAGTAGAGGCGTACTAAGTTATATGGAAGCAAAAGAACAATTTGACCGTAGAGTATTAGAAACCGATGAATACTATAACGGAATAATTAATGTAAGAATAGGTAGTTCTAAAATTCTTACAGAACACTTAAAAAAAGGTTGACAACGCACAACTTTTTTGTTATTATAACAAAAGTAGCGTTTTAACTTTGTTTGAAGCAAATAATTAAAGCATCAGATAATTAATAGTGTAAAACCAAAACTCACACAGACATAAAGTCAAGCAATTACTGGCACCGTTCAAAACACAATCAGGCTAATAAAAACTAACAAAGGCTTCAAAGCTCCGATTGGTCGGCATAGGTCGACTCACCTTGAGGTTACGAATTCACGTGACTAGATACTGGTGTGCTTAACAATGTCAATACACTGATTTGACAAATCAAAATGATCAAGCTCTACGAACGCTCGTAACTTGAGGATAGTCCAAAAGTCGATACCATGGCTCCGGATGTTTCTGCGTTAGAAAAGCAGTATGTAATAAGGGTACAGCGTAACCGCCCTTCCTAGGTGTTAAACTAGGTTTACTATGGTAATGTGGGTGCTGTTCTATGTCAAGAACTCAATTTACACTTGGCCCTTAGTAGGCTAAGTGTGAATAAAATATCTTGTCAAGTAACCATTATAATAATCACATAAATAAGTATAAGAACTAATTAAAAAAAATAGTTTTTATCTAAGACAATTAACTAACATAAAGAAGCGTAAGCATAAACAGTGAACAAAGCGTTAGCTTTGTGAAACTGATGATATCGTAGATATCAATTACATGAGAGAACAATAACACATATGACGTTGGACGAATTTCAGAGTAAATTTTTAGAGTTTACTGAAAAGCAAGTTGAACCCCTTAAAGATGACGGATATCCTGTATGTCCCTATGCTAAGAGTGCCAGAATAAAACGGGCATTGCAGTTCATTGATGGTCGTAATGATTTAACAGTTATGGATACCTTTGATCCTGAAACATATCAAATGGGTATTGTTTGGTTAGGTGATATTGATGATATTACTCCTGTAGAAAAAATTTGCGAGGAGTACTCAAAGAAAAATCCACATCTCTTATACTTTACTAGTACAAGACAAAGTGGACATTTTGTTAAGAACTTTACGGATTGTGTGTTTATTCAACGTGCTAACGACTTGTTAGAAAAACGCAAACACTTACATGATAATACAAACTATTACGATAGTTGGCCTGAAGAATACTATAAACTAATTATGGGTCATTGACGACCGCCCTTTCTTGACTTATTAATTTCTTCAACTCGGTGATTCATTCTTTCAACCATTAATCTAATACTATCAATTGGCATTGTCATAATGTCTTGATAACTTACTGCACCATCACTTCGAATAACTACATCTAAGTAGCTACCTTCTGTTTCTTTTAATTCCTTATTATATCTTTCAACAATATTCAATATTTCTTCGGGCTGACGAGAAGCTATCAGCCCTCGAAAAAATTTGCAATATCTAAGTCTACACCAGTTTTCCAAGTATGACCACAATCTTGACAACTAGCATTAAACTCAGTTTCTAATCCATTTTCACTTAGTTCTTCTACTTTGCCTTT